TGCTCCTGTTGCTCCAGTTGCCCCTGTTGCCCCTGTTGCTCCTGTTGCTCCGGATGCTCCACCACCTGGTCCGATTGGTCCGATTGGTCCGATTGGTCCCGTTGCACCAGCTCCTGTTGCACCAGCTGGTCCGGTTGCGCCAGTTGTTCCTGTTGCTCCGGTTGCTCCGGTTGCTCCATCACCGGTACCACCACCGCCTGTGTTATATTTGCGACCATTTGTAATATTTGTGCTCATTAGTATATAATAATAATTTAATTTGAAAATGCAAGCCCACCCATACCAGATTGAATACGAAGAACGTTGTAATTAATTGCAAACATTTCAAGGTATGAAAACTGTTTTATACCAGTCTTGAGAGTAACTGCTACTTGAGAATTGTCCACTCGCGAAAAATTGCATGTACCGGATGGTTGATGCTGTTCCGGTTTAAGTGCAAATGAGTACGAGTAGATACCCGGGTATGGATTACCAGTATGGTGGTAATAGGGCTGAACCTGGTTAAAGTATTTACCAGCTTGAGCCTTCATGCGATCTTGACCATTAATAATGAGTTTAAATGATTCAAGAGGACCATACGATGCACCGGCTGTATTTCCATCTTCGACCCACTGTGTAGATGTGTTACCTGTAACACCGAATCTCTGAACAGGTGTACCTGTTGAATATGAAATTGGTACATACGAATTACTTGTTATATTATTGGATACATTTGGTGTAATAATAACTTGATTTGGAGTCGAAGCATCATCTGTAAAGTCCCAAAGCTGTTTAGCACCAGACGAATTCTGTGTAATACACCACACAAGTTCCTTGACTGGGTGGTTATATGTGACACGTGGAAAGAATGTAGTGTTTGTAGTTGTTGCATTTGAAGCTCCCACAGCGGTGATTTCACCTGTTAGTTTGGACGCTCCAGTGTACTGGAGCTGTTCGATGAGGTACTCGTGACCCTTTTGAGCAAACATGGTTCGTTCTTCTTGGTCAAGAAATACATAGTTACACCACACATTAAAGTATGATGGGCTAAAATATGATACAAACTCTTGTGAAATATCAAAATCAAGGCGAACCTCGTGGTACTGGAGAGCAATTAAAGGAAGGTACAGACCCGGGTTTCTGTTAAAAAAGAACAAGAGAGGGAGATACACTGTTCCATTATTATTACTAGCTGAGCCAAGTGAAAGATTTGGATTACTTGTCATTTTTCCATACTGAATTTTCTTGGTTTCGTCAAGGTACAACTCAGAGTACAGACGCCACCAGCGCTGGTAGTGTTTGTCAATTTGCTGTCCGCCAATTGATAATATAACATCAGAAATGGCTCGCTCAGCCATCCAAGCTGTTCCGTCAAGTGTTCCAACAACATTTGAAAATCCGCTCCACACATTTGTCCCCAGTGAAACTGTGTTTGATTTAAGTTCGAGATACATTTCACCCGCAAGATCTCCGTTTCGGGCAAGAACCACTGTAATGCGTGAATTACTTGTTATAGCCGCCGTCGCAATCTGTCCGTTTGTCGTCTGCTGGATAGTCTCCATTGCAAAGTTGGTGTGACGTTTATAAACAGCCTGAAAAAATGTAACTGTTGGATTTCCCGTAAGAACAACATCTTGTTCACCGTAGGCAACGAGCTGTATAAGACCACCCATTTATTAGAAGCAAAGTTTTTATTTCTGAGTAAAAGTAAATGCGGAATGTTGGTCTTCCTTTATCTGGGAGTGAAAGTGTGTATTCATGGTATCCGTGGGGTGGTACGGGTCTCCACGTGGACAACTGCTACGCTTATGCGGTTGGCGACCACGCCCTGTACCGTATGAACAAGAGTGTACCAGGAAATCATTCTGGAATGTCAAGTATATTTCACACGTACAAAACATGCAAGGGTCTTACACAAAGAGTTATTTCGGATAACCCTAAAAAGGTTTACAAGGTTTCTCCAACTTCTCGTTGCAAAAAGAATTTTTATAAAATTATGATGTTTGTAGCGCCAAAAAATATTTACAACAGTTCAACTGGAGATTTCCATTTTTACAAACAACATGGGCTTGTTAAATACACTGTAAAAAAGGGTGATACTCCGTCAAAAATTGCCAAGTTTTTCAAAATTCCAGTTTCGAGAATTCCTAAAAAATTGCCAGTTGCTGGCAATACAATTAATGTTCCTGCAAATGTTTGGAGTCACAAGTTGGGATGGGCAACCGGTCCTCTCCTGTATGATGCAAGTGGTAAAGTTATAAAAGATCCCCGAAAGGCGGATCGTAATTATGGATACAAGTATACTAAATTTTGTTCTTCAATGTGCGTCAAGAATAGAGGTATTGAAGTTGATTCCAAAGTCAGAAATAATATGTTCAAGTTCTTCTAAGTCATTTGCACTTATTACCAATTCACTTGTTGCATTTCTAGAAATACTAAACCGCGAAAGTAACATCCGTATAACTTCTTCATCTATAATTTCATCTCTAGTAACCCTACTTGTATCTGTATTTTCAATTGTAATAGTTACTTTGAATGTGGGTTTGTTTACTTCACTTCGACACATGGGACATGTGTTACCCCCTGTGGATAACCAATGTTCTATACACGTACCATGATACAAGTGACCGCATTCTAATTGTTTAGATTTTCGGGTGTACCGTACTGGGTTCAAACAAATAGAACACTCACACATTAATTAGTACCCTGATTATTTAAATGAAAAACAAACTCGGGACCTTCGTCTCCTCCAAGTGCATTAAAAATCATTTGTGCCATTCTCATTTCGAGAACCTGATCTTCGAGCGACTGTATAGCATCTCGATACTTTTCTCTGAGGTTTTCCTCCACTTTAGTTTTGAATTTTATAATACTATCATCTTGGGGAGCTCTACAAACAGGACATTCATTTGACGTGACAAACCAATTGAGTATACAATCTACATGATACGAGTGACCACAACTAAGTCGCTTGCTATTCACAGTATTTGTACTCCCAACATTGTCAAGACAAATGGAACACTTTTGTGTGAGATGTCGACAACACATTCCATCTAAAATTACTTTTCCTTTACAACCTTCTTTACCAGAGCACGTTGCCATTATAATATAAGGTTATCAAGTTTTTAATAGGTACGAGTGCTTCGCACTCGATGTCTAGTACGTATTGGGCATCTCAAGGAGAGGGGTATTGCATTCGTTACACAGTATGCTACCGTTAAGACGCTTATTACCTATGTTTTGAGCTGCTCCAACTATTTTTTCTACTGCTGCAGGACCCTGACTCTGGAGAAACAACCGGTAACGGTAATTGTCCACGAGAGGGATACCATTCTTGTCCATGACGTAATTGTTAAAGAGAGAATCAGCTGTGCTGATTGTGAAGCATCGACCATCCGCCATTCCTAAACGAGTTGACATTTAATATCAGCCTAGAAATTAATCGGAGCATTCGTTCGAGTAAAGTTCCACGGGGTGTACCCTTTTTCCGTCACATACTTTATACAGTCCTCAATGTTGTACCCATAGACTGTATCAAAAACATCAGTGACTACCGTCTTGGAAACTTTTATCTGATCCTTGTGGGCATTGATGTGTTGATTAATAATGTTATAGGCAAAGGCAATCTCCTTGAGTGTTTCGGCTCCAGTCACTATAATCTTTCCAGTGCTGAAAATACTCGTTGTAACCTCCTTCATGTCTTCAGCTGGCTTGAATTTAATCTTGACAGCCGAATAATTGTCCGGATTAAATTCAACATCAGTAAACATTTTGTTTTCAAAAAACAATCTAGAAGTCTCCATCAAGTTGATATTGTAATTCAAACTAAAATTGGAATTAATCATTGCAACTTTAAAACTACTCTTCTCTAATGGTATTTCCAAGTCTAAATATGTGTTGAGTAAAAGTATCAGTTGTTTTATGATTTGATTACAGTCAAACAAGTTTGAACACCCCGCAACCTGAATACTTCCATTCGAAAAAACCTTTATCGACTTTTTACTGTACTGATCAACGTAACCAAGCGTCAACTGATTATACATATCCTTCTTTTTGGGATCAGCTGGCTTCATCTCCCATTCAAATCCTTCAAATGAAGAACCTTTCACTCGAATTTTTGTATTTTTAAAAGTTGTTCTCAGTTTTTTTAGATCAATTTGTTTATTGATGAGATTTTTTGAAGTAATTGTAATGGTTGTAATCTTGACCCACGAGGGACGATGATCCTCTGGATAACTTTTACGAAACTCGTTAAGAGTCGCGAGGTAGTTGAACGTGTGGTTCTCAGCAAACTTGGACATTCTTTGTTTACTACTACTTCGTTTTTAACCCGAGTAAATTTTGTACACGTTTTTTAAACATGATGAAAAAAATTGCTATTGATGTCGATGAAGTTCTCACTCCATTTTTACCAGGTATGATGAAATGGAAACGTCCCAGGGCTTTACCAAAAAAGTTTACGTACCTGTACCGAGACATTTACAAAATTTCAGAACAAGAGTCCCAAAAAATGGTACACCAGTTTTACGAGTCTCCAGAATTTATGAAATTGGAACCCATAAAAGATTCTCAAAAAGTTTTGAAACTTTTAAAACAAAGTAACAAGTTGTATGTTGTCACTGGAAGACAAAATTCTGTTCGTACAAAAACTGAAGATTGGATTGAAAAGTGGTACCCTGGAATCTTTGAAGATGTGATACTCACAAACAGTTACACGCCTCAAGAAGTTTTAAAGTCGGATGTTTGCCGAGATCTCAATATTGGTCTCTTGATAGACGACAACTTTGCGACGTGCACCGAGTGTATGAGTCTCGGTGTCAACGCGGTTAATTTTATAGGTGATCCAACGTACCCATGGTGTTTTGAAAGTGGGATATCAAAAAAATCTTGGGAAGATATATGGATGAGTTTAAAACATTAGATATTAATAAACGAAAGATGGAATCAGCAAAACTTTTAAAAAAGTTTCCGGATCGTGTACCAATTTTAGTAAAACCAGGTAATAAAAATACACCCGACATTGACAAGTGCAAGTATCTCGTTCCGGCTGTTATGACAATTGGTGAATTTATAAATATTATTCGTAAGAGGGTCGACTTGGGTTCTACAAAAGCGCTGTTTGTCTTTGTCAACAATGTTTTGCCACCAACAAGTTCAACAATGAGAACAATTTATGAACAAAACGCAGATAGTGATGGATTTTTATATCTCATGTACTCGGTCGAGAATACATTTGGTTCGAATATCCCTCTTGAATTCTTCCAACTGTTCAAGTAATCTATATTGGGGACCAAGAAGCGCGTCTTTTTGTATTCGAGCCCAAATGATGGGATATTGTGTGATGGTGGACATGTTCACAGTTATGAGGTATTCACAGCACGTGTACTCAACTGCGACATATTCGGGATACGTCTTTTTCTCAAATGTGTACTTTAGATCAAGTGACTGAAGGTACGAACCTGTAAAGTTTGCCATTTTCTGAAACAATTCCACCATACTTTATAAAAATATTTTTGTAAAGTATGGATGATACAAAAGAGTTTCTCAGGTTACGAACTCGGCTCCAAAATTTAACACATCGCATTCGTCGTGGTGAAAATGTAAACATGGTTGCATACGACAGAATGGCTCACAGGGCTTTTCGACTTGCGCAAAAAATAAGTGGTAAACCAAGTCTCCGAAATGCCATTAACAGCGCAAAAAATATAAGTGCAGCTACTCGGATCCAAAAGGCGTTTCGTCAAAAGATTCGAACAAATAAACAGTTTCTGGAAGAGTACCGAAAGTGGAAACGTTCACTCAACACTGAAGAAGGTGAGATTCCTAATAATGTGAATCTGCGAAAGTTATCAGAATATGCGAACCGAGTCTATGGAACGGAAAACTTGAATCTGGCTCGAAACATGATTGTGAATAAAATGCACGGACCCGCTACGAAGATTCAGACCGCTTTCCGAAAGTCGAGACTTACAAATGAAGGGTTCCTGAAATTGTTGAATAAAAAAATGCCAACAAATGCTCAATTACAAAAGATGGAAAGTTTTGGCAATAGAATAGGTGGAAATTATAAAAAAGTGATAAATACTATTTTAGCCCAGAGATATAAAAACAAAAAGGTTGTTCCAGCTGTTACAAAAATTCAGAGTGTCTTTAGGGGATACAAGTCAAGAAATATTGATCCAAGGAGACAATTTTTATTGAGTCTCTCAAAAGATGGGAGATTTGATTACTATGTTGAAGTCTTGGCAAAACTTGAGCATAAAGTTGATACAGTTCTGAATATGATTCGTCAAAATGTAGATCCAGTTTCAGCCATAACAGGTGTCATAGGTGTGTGTCACTATAAACCAGGTTCTCACAAAACTGTTCAAAATGTGAAAAATGTTCGAAAGAGTCTTCCCCAACTCAAAAAGAAAACTCCACGCGAGTATCTTCAGACGTTTCGTAAACAGTTTTCATATGTGGCTAAAGAGTACTCTAAAATGGATGATAACAACAAAAAAGCGTACCGCGACCGTCTGAATTCTGAACTGAGCGGTCGACCCTGTCTCGAGAACCTTCTTGATTCACTCTCAAAAGCTCTTGTAAAACAGGAATTTGTGTGGCTCGGAAAGTCGCAATATTACCAAAACAACCCATTACAACCAAATAACATACGGTACCTTGGATACGGTCAGAATTTAAAAATAAATGGAGTGCAAAGAAATGGTCTCGTGAACACAGCCATAAAATCATGGAAAAATTCTGGTAATAGACCAGCCAATTGGAACAATAAAAATTTGAATTCACGAAAGAAGATGTTTTGGACCATGATAAAGAATCTTCCGTTGTCAATGGTGTACCAAGGAAATCTGGTTAATGGAACACCAAATCTCTACAATGAAAATGGTAAAAAATTTAAATCATCAAATCTTGCAAATACACTTGAGTACATGTAGAAATTACGCCGAACACATTTTGCATTCAGGCTCCAGAGTAACCTGAATTGGTCGCGCTTTGGCTTTGCTTCGAAGATAATACATCCCCGTTTTCAGACCCTGTTCCCAAGCATACATGTGCATGCTTGACAACTTGGACGCAGTTGGCTCCTCCATGAACAAGTTGAGACTCTGACTCTGATCGATGAAACACCCGCGATCGCGAGCCATGTCGATGAGAACCTTTTGTTTAATCTCCCAAACAGTCTTGAACAAGTCTCGGATATTCTTTGGTATTTCAGTAATTGACTGGATTGATCCACTGTTTCGAATCATAAGATCCTTCATATCCTTGGACCAAATCCCCAATTCCTCAAGTTTTTCAACAAGATGTTTGTTCACAACAACAAATTCACCCGCGAGTGTCCTTCGGAGGTAAATATTTGTCGTGTACGGTTCGATGCACTCATTGTTGCCAAGAATTTGAGAAGTGCTCGCCGTTGGCATTGGAGCCACGAGGAGACTGTTTCGCAGAGGCTTTCCTCGAAGTGGCTCCCAGTCCCAGAGACCGCTCATCTTTGGATTTTTCCACATGTCAAACTGGAATTTACCCTGTGAAAATGGTGAACCCTGAAATGTTTCATAGGGTCCCTCGATTGCGGCAAGTCGAACACTCTCTGTAACTGCTGCGTGATAAATAGTTTCAAAAATAGCACTATTCATCTCGGAAGCCTCTTTGCTGTCAAAGGCGTGTCCACACAGAATGAAGACATCGGCGAGACCCTGAACGCCGATACCAATGGGACGGTGGCGCATGTTTGATGTATGAGCCTCTTCAATCGGGTAAAAATTGCGATCAATAACTCGGTTTAAATTACATGTTACGGCTTCAACCGCCTTGTGTAAACCTTTGTAATCAAAAATGCCCTTTTCAACAAACTTTGGGAGTGCGAGGGATGCCAAATTGCACACAGCCACTTCTTCTGGGTTGGTGTGCTCCAAGATTTCTGTACAGTTACCAGCAATAACACCATTAAATATTCCCGTGTGGCGTTTTGGTTCATTGAAACACCACGTCTCGGAAAATCGTTGGTTATCCTCGATTGATGTTACAGTTATATTTTCATGTTTTGTACCATCTTCTTCAGCCCAGTGTAAAAGTTCATTATTAAAACAAAGAAGATTCGCAGCTTCAATTATATTCCCATCAACGAGGTGAAACTTGTGATACTCTGTACACTCTATGTGAGTGCCATCGCTAAAGTTAACGCGAATCAGATGTGATGAATCACTCGTCTTTTTAACATTTACGGTACTCCATTCTTGACCATTCCAAATCTCAGTGTTTTCACCGAGTGAATCAATTCTCTTGTACCCATGACGAGTCAAAATCCTCGTCTCTGGTGCGACGCATAAGTTACTACTCTTAATGATTCCAATATTCTTTTGATTCGACTTTTCATTACAAGCATCCTTGTACAACATATACGGAGTACCCGTTTCAGTCTGAGACTTGAGAATTGTGGTCCAAATATCATGCGCCTTGATCATCTTTTTAGCGCGACCCTCCGTCTCGTACTTGGTGTACAGTTCCTCAAACTCTTTACCGTATACATCTTGGAGACCGGGTGCGACAGAAGGGCAAAAGAGTGACCACGATCCACCCTCCTTGACGCGCTTCATGAACAAGTCGGGTATCCAGAGCGCTGTAAATAGATCGCGGGTTCGCGCCTCTTCATCCCCTTGGTTCAAACGGAGTTCGAGAAACTCGAGAATATCGGCGTGCCAGGGCTCGAGATAGACTGCGATCGATCCCTTGCGACGACCCGCTTGATTGACATACCGCGCAGTCGCATTGAAGACTCGTAACATGGGGACAATTCCATCTGAAATACCATTTGTACCTTTGATGACGGATCCATTCGCTCGGACATTGTGAACATGGAGACCTATGCCACCCGCCCACTTGCTAATGTTGGCACACTGTTTGAGCGTGTCGTAAATGCCATCAATGCTGTCATCTTTGGTTGCAAGAAGAAAACAGCTCGACATTTGGGGGCGTTTGGTCCCGGCATTGAACAGGGTTGGAGTTGCGTGAATAAATTTACCAGTCGATAGATAATCATACGTCTCAAGGACTCGTGGAATGTCATCCAAGTGAATACCGACCGCGACGCGCATAAACATAAACTGAGGAGTTTCACCGGACATGAGATAACTCTTCTCAAGTGTTTTGAGTCCAAAGTACCCAAAGTCAAAGTCTCGACACGAGTCAACAACAAGTTGGGTCTTGTTTGTATTCACAACTTCCCAGACTTTTGCATCGATGATATCCACCTCATAGAGGTGTTTCATACATGCGTGAAAATTTTTAGCCGATTTTTTCTGAATGTTACTCGCCACAATACGAGCAGCTAGGATTTCGTAATCTGGATTCTCCGTCATCATTCCAATTGCAATTTCAGCTGACAAGGAGTCAATTTCTTGAGTTGAAATTCCGTCATATATGGATGATGACACTTTCTGAGCAATCTTGGTTGCATCGACACCTTTCGAAAGTCCCTTGGTAAGAGTTGTAATACGAGTGGTAATCTGATCAAACTTGATCGCCACGAGTTGACCCGAACGTTTGAGAACCTTCATTTTATTAATATGTAGGTTATTTTTTAACTGTTCTAAAACTCTTCATCAAAATCGATGGGTCCGCTATTATCCGCAAATTTGGAGTAGTCACCGACCCTCTTTTCAAAAAAGTTGGTCTTTCCATCAAGGGCGAGATTTTCCATGAAATCAAAAGGATTTTTTGTGTTCCAGACGGGTGGAACTCCGAGTTGTTTGAGTATTCTGTCCGCCACAAACTCAATGTACTGCGACATTTTTTCAGAATCCATACCTATGAGCTTGCACGGAAGTGCCTCGAGAATAAACTCCTTTTCAATATCAACGGCTGACTGTATAATTTCAGTAATTGTGGAACTTTGGGGCTTCCATTTTAGCAAGTGAAACAGTTCGATTGCAAACTCGAGATGAAGTCCCTCATCACGGCTAATGAGTTCATTACTGAATGAGAGACCGGGGAGGAGACTCCTCTTCTTCAACCAAAAGATGGCGCAAAAAGATCCCGAGAAGAATATTCCTTCCACACACGCAAAAGCTATAAGACGCTCGGCAAAGAGCCGATCGGGGTTGAACCATTCAATAGCCCATTGCGCCTTTTTCTTGATACAGGGCACAGTCTCAATTGCTCGAAACATAGACTCCTTTTCGGTATTATTACGAATGTACTTTTCTAGAAGTAGGCTGTATGTTTCACCGTGAACCATTTCATTGTGTTGTTGGTACGCGTAAAACGACCGCGCCTCTGAAATTTGAACTTCGGGTGCAAAGTTTAAACTTAAATTTTCAAACACAATTCCATCAGAGGCGGCAAAAAATGCGAGAATAGTTTTTATAAAGTGGCGTTCATTGTCGGAGAGGGACTCCCAGTCATCCATGTCCTTGCTAAAATCAATTTCCTCAGCTGTCCAATTTGACATTTGAGCCTTTTTATAGAGTTCCCAGAGACTTGGGTACTCGATTGGAAAAACTGTGAAACGATTCGGGTTGGGTCGTAAGATTGGATCGTTGAATAAATGTTGGAGATCGTAGAATCCACCGATGTGTTGACCGTTTCGTATAATTTGGGGATAAATTCCCTGACCAAAGAGTTCAGACGGCTGAGCCATTCTCTTGTCAACGTCAAAGCCTCTTTCGTAAAGGAATTCGTAAGCTTCGTCGCATCCAGTGCACCCCTTTTTAGCGAGTACCACATACTTCATATATTACTTGACACTATTATTTTTATACCTCTTCTTCAATTTCTGTGTCCTCTTCATATGATACTATTTTACAAACCTCTTTGACTGGAGTCTTTTTACGGGTGACCCGCGTCTTTTTTGGTTTTGGTAAAAGTTCCTCGTACCCATGCTCGCGGTGCCACAGTACCCTTTTCCAGAACGCATCCATGATTGGGAGTTGTTCTGCAAACCACTGTCGATCGCGCTTCACATGGGTCACCATAAACTCTGGAGGATTTGGCCAAGTGAGTTCTTCAGGCTTGTATTGAATGAAATCACACTCTTCGAGATTGAGAATCTCCATGAGGAGCTGGAGCTGTGGGAGGTAATGTTCTGGAACTTCATCAGTAATTTTACGTCTCAAGGGACACTTGATTTCTAAAAGTTTTCCAGACTCGGTGATTCCGTCGGGACTTCCACCGAGCCAATTGTAGAGAGGGTGAGGATGCAGACCAATTTCGTGAGCAACTTCGCCGTATTTTTCGCAATACAAGTCTCGGGCGACGTTTTCGTACTTGTTCCCGTGCTCCGTCGCCTCGTTTCCTGAAAACTTGTTGAGTCCGCACTTTTTGAGAATAAGTTCATCCGGTTTCTCATATTTATTGACTCCAATGGCTGTCGCCGCATCGCTCGCTGTGAGCATCTTCCCGCGTAGCGCGAGCCATTCCTCAGATCTTTGCGCTGCATAATCTTTTTCAATAAGAGCTTGAACCACTGGGTGCATACTTGATAGTACTGTAGGTTTGTTCTCTAATACATATAAACAAGAGACCCGCACTAAAAGTAAGTAAAAATGGTGTACGACAGTGACAGTGACTGTGATAGTGCTTACGAGTTTGATGCGGATGCTTTACCAATGTTTCCAACTGATGAAACTATAAATCCACTTACAAATACTTCCCTAAATTGTTCTCATGAAGTTGTTATACTTGAAGGTGATCTTTTTGTACTAACAACTGCAGGGAGTCCCTTTCATGAGGTTGGTGAAAGTTTCAAGATTCGTCACGATCAAACTCACGAAAATTTGGGAACTGCCATTGTCATTGGGACGCATGATGTAAAGAATAAAATTATCAAGGGTAATGTTCCAAACAAAGACATTGATCAAATGGTTTTCAAATAAATTCGTTTGTAGAGTATCTTGTAGACTGATGTACCTTTTTCAATTTCACACATTCTTTGTAAAATTATTTGTTTTATTTCACCTCGTTCATATTTATACTTCTTTATCAGAAGATGTAAATCATTGCAGACGGAATAAAACAAAGGGTTTATCATATATTACACAAATAAAGGTTCTACACGGGATCGAACCGCGATTGCAAGATTCAGAGTCTTGCGTCCTAACCATTAGACGATAGAACCAGGAGCGCTCTCAGTAGGGTTCGAACCTACGACTTTCAGGTATCTTGCACCGAGTGCTTTGTAACAGCCTGACACTCTGACCAACTGAGTTATGAGAGCCTACTTTTTACTGGTATATATTTTTATATATTTTAACGCACTTACATATCAAGGAGTGTCTCAAGTGCATTTGTATCAATGTAATTCGGTTTGTCACTTGGTAATAAATCAGCTGCTCCAAATTCAAGTGTAATTTTATGAGGTTCCATCTTGTAATCAAAATTATTCACGCCTATCAATCCAATGTTAAATAGAAAGCACTTTGCCTGTAATTCATCTATGTCCATTTCTTGTATATACATTTCATTTGTTAAAATTACATCAATAGGTGTTCTCTTCGCGGGTGCTACAGGTTTCAGACCCACATGGTTCAAAGAATTTTCATCGAGAATCGGAAACTTGTTGTACTTGTGTTTGAATTCTGCTAAAAACCTGGTACACTTTTTTGCAGAGTCAACTTGTAAAAAAGAATACACGTGTTGGCGATCATTAATATTTGCTGAATAGTATCGACGATCGTGAACTATGATATGAACTCGTTTTGGAACTATGATAGTCTTCATTACTTGAAAGCTTATAATTCTTTTAACTGAATAAGAGCCTCATAGGCTGCCAGTTGTTCAGCTTGTTTCTTCGTCTTTGCACTCCCCTGCCCCAAGTTTGCACCGTTGATAGTCACTGAAATAGTAAATACTCCATTCAAGTGTGTAACAATTGGATAATCTGGAAGTCCCAACTTGTTTGCTTGACAGTACCTCATGAGCCGATCCTTGTAATTATCGTCAATCATGATACAATCCATATTTACAAGGTTCGGGTCGGAAAAGAT